AGCCGTGGTCGCTCGGCATGGAGCTACTCGGTGGCACGCCAACCCGTGGCCGTCACGGGCTCTGGTGGCGGTCGCTGCAGGCTGGCAAGCTCGGCGAGAAGCTCCGCACGGGGCAGATCGCCGACGAGGACGCGCTCGCGATGCCGACCGCGCAGGCGATTCGCGCCGTCTTCGACGCGCTGAAGCCTGACGAGTGGCCCGAGCATCTCCCGCACGACCCTGCGCTTGCCGCGCTCGACGTGCTCAGGAGCTACTACGCTTTTCACGCTACGCACCGCGACGCACCGGAGACGGTCAGCGCCCTCGCGGTGGCTCGAGCTCGCGCGACGACGCCCGAGGCGACGTTCAAGCGCGAGTGGGAAGCCGACCCGGATGCAGGCGAGGGCCTCATCTATCCGTTCGACGAGAAGTTCCACGTGCGGGAGCCTCCGCCGCTCGAGACCTTCCGCGAGTTCCTGGTCGGCGCGGATCATGGCTGGGTCGACCCGGCCGTGCTCCTGCTCGCCGGCGTCCAAGGCCACGGCGAAGACGCAACGCTCTGGCTGCTCGATGAGCACTACGAGAGCGAATGCCCGAACCACGTTTGGGACGCGCGAGCCCGAGCCTGGAAGCACGCAAAGTTCTGGCCTGACCCGAGCCGCCCGGACCGCATCCACGACTTCAGGATGCAGGGCTGCGACTGCGGCGAGACGGACAACGACATCGCGGCCGGCATCGCCCGAGTCGCCGATCTCCTGTTCATCCGTTCGCACGACGTGATGGGGCCTGCGTTTCAGGTGGTCACCCATCGATTCGCACGCCTGTACGTCTCACCGAAGTGCAAGAACGCGATCCGCGAGTTCGGCCTCTATCGGCGCAAGAAGCTCCCGGATGGCACCTTTGGCGAGGAGCCGGAGGACAAGAACAACCACGCGATGGACGCGGGCCGCTACCTCGCGATGGGGCGCTTCGGTCGCCTCCCAAACTTCCGCCACACGACCGCCCGCTAACCCATGGCCGACCTGCCTCAAGGCTACGAAGAGGCAACCCGCGCCATTGCGGCCAACGTCTCGCCCCGCTACATCAGGCTCGACGAGCTTGAGCGCTGGGTCGCGTGCCGGCAGTACGACGGACGCCCCGACTGGTGGACCGGCGGAGTCAACGAGGTGCCGCTCTTCGAGCGCGCCCCGTGCTTCGTCTACCCGGTCGCGCAGGTCGCGATCTCGAGCAACACCGATCTCGTTCTCGGTGAGGGCCGCTTCCCGGTCATCTCGACCAAGGCTCCCGGCGACGACGCCGAGGGCGCGCTGCCGGACGAGAGCAGCAAGGCGCTCGACGCATTCCTGGCCGAGCACCACAAGGCGTGCCGGTTCAAGGCTCACTCCCGCGAGGCCTTCACGGCCGCGCAATCGTGCGGCACCGCGGTCGGTCTCCACGGGCACCGCAACGGTAGGCCCTTCGCTGAGCTCGTTCCCGCCAAATGGGCGACGCCGAAGCTCGATGTCGAGCGCGGCGTAGTTGAGCTTGAGCTCCGCTACCCCTACCTCGACGAGGTGAAGGTCGGCGGCAAGTGGGTCGTCAAGGCGAAGCTCTACCGTCGGGTCATCACGGAGGCCCGCGACATCACCTACCTGCCCGCCGATGCGCGGGAGGACGGCGCTGAGCCCGACTGGGTCAAGGACTCGACGAAGTCGGTCGATCACAATCTCGGCTTCTGCCCCGCCGTTTGGTACCCGTTCATGCGCGGGTGCGCGCCGGTCAACCAGATCGACGGCCACGCCATCCACGAAAACCTCCGCGACGAGATCCAGCAGCTCGATCTCGCGCTCTCGTACAAGCAACGCTCGGCGCTGAACAGCGAGCCCCAGCCGGTCGAGATCGGCGTGGCTCCCGGCTACAACCCGACCGCGCAGATGGGCCGCGTCGCCATCGTTCCCTCGACGGAGCGTGGCGGCACACCGGGGCTCGGTGATCCGGGGGCTGTGACGGGCGCGTACGTGGTTGGCGGCAGTCAACCGGCGCGCAAGAAGGGCGGCGGCTTCGTCTGGTCCTACACGGATCCGAAGACGGTCGTCGAGTACCTCTCGTTCCCGCCCGGCCTGCTCGAGGAGCAGGAGAAGCACTGCAACGACCTACTCGGCAAGATCGAGCAAGCGCTCGCGGTCGTGCTGCCGAAACCGAGCGACTTCAAGATGACCTCCGCGCCGAGTGGCGCCGCGCTCGAGCAGACGAAGTCCCGACAGTACGACCGGTGCGACCAGTACCGCGACGACTTCGAGGACGGATTCATCATCCCGAGTGTCACGATGCAGCTTCGGATCGCCGAGCGAGTCGGCGCGGCGCTGCGGGTGCCCGGCATCAAGCGGGCGCTCACGATCCTGCAGAACCTGGTGAAGGCCGATGCCGTGGCAACCCCCTAGCCTCACGGTCAAGTGGGGGCCCTACCAGAAGCCCGACGGCGCCGAGCAGGCGAAGATCATGGAGCTCGTGCAGGCAGGGCTCGGCGCGAACAAGGGCGTCCGAATCCTCACCCGCGAGCTCGCGATCGAGAAGCTCAGGGACGCCGGCGTCATTGAGACCGAGGACATCGAGCAGCTCATCACCGAGCTCGACGAAGAGCAGGGCGAAGCGGACGAGCAGGCGCGGAAGAATGCAAAGGATCTTCTCGTCGATGCCTCTGCCGTCAAGCCTGCGGCTCCGGCGGGAGCAGCTCGACCGGGCGGCGCACAGCCTCCGCGCGTTCCCACGAAGTAGGGTCATCGTCGCGGGCGGCCCACGCTCGGGCAAGTCGCATCTCGCGGCGAAGCTCGCCGACTACTACCGGGTACCCGTTCACGGGACAGACGAGCTCCTAGGGCTCGGCTGGTCCGAATCGTCGGAGGCAGCGTCACGCTGGCTCGACCTCCCGGGCCCTTGGATCTGCGAGGGCGTGGCCATGCCACGAGCGCTCCGCAAATGGCTCGCGCGAGTGAGCGACGCGACGCCGGCCGAGCTCGTCATCTGGGTCAACGACCCCGTCGAGCTCCGCAACCCCGGACAGGACGCGATGGCGAAAGGCTGCGCGACCGTCTGGAGCGACATTCTCCCCGAGCTCACCGCACGCGGCGGGCACGTGATCGCACCATGAGCGCCGGACAAGCCTTCGAGTTCACGCCGGGGGGCATTCAGCCTCTCGCGGCGCCGAGCCTCACGGGGCCGTCGCCCGCCGTCATCCCGGCCGGCCAGGCAATCGCGACCCTGCGCCAGCAAGTCGCCGAGCAAGAGGCCGCCCGCGAGGCGCCGAAGGCAACTCCGATCCGTGCCAGCGTCGCCCCCGCGGCCCTCACCGGTCGCGCGCTCATCAAAAACATCCGCGCGCGACTCCGCGAAGTATCCGCGGAGCTCAAGCGCCTCGACCGGCTCCGACGAGAGCAAGCCGAGCTCAAGCGCCTCCTCGCAGCGGCCAAGCAGCCGCCCGCGTCCGTCGCAAGCATCCACTCAGCCCGCAAGAGCGGCTGAAACCACCAATAGGAACCGCCCACCATGGCCGTAGTTGCTGCAACCCTCCAGTCCGTCGAATGCGTCGAGGGGCCCCACTCCTCGATCCAGAACTCCACGACCGGCGCTCGCCTGACCTATCGCCTCGGTCTGAAGGTCGGCGCGGACATGACGGCCGGCGACACCGGTGCGGTCGTGACCTGCGACGACAAGATCGAGGCCGTGACGAAGAACGGCAAGGCCGTGACGCTCCAGCAAGCGGCCGGCTGCGGCCCCGGCCTTACCCCCGGTGGCACCGCGGCCTACTGCCTCGCCGCAAGCATCTCCGGAACGACACTCACCTACAGCGTCGGTGGTCCCACGGCTGCCGCGGCGGTCGCGTCCGGCACGATCATCCATGCCTACGTGACGGTCGACGAGGTCTGATGCCTCAGTTCGACGGGCCCGCGCAGGGCGTGCAATCGGGAGGGTTCATCGACATCGGCGAGGCCGAGCGCGCTCGCCAGGGCAGCGTGGTCGCGACCTTCCGCGGCGCGCACGGCGCCGAGTACGAGCAGCTCGTCAAGGCCGTGATCGCCGTGAAGCTCGCTCACCAGTCGCTCGAGCACGCGAAGGCCGCGTGCAAGTCGGTCCCGCTCGGGACGACCCTCAGCGACCTCCTCGACGCTGCCGAGCGCGAGGCGCGCATCAAGCTCTCGCAGGCCGCCGACGAGGCGACCGCTGCGCAGCTCGAGCAGATCGGCAACGTCGCGACCAACAGGCCGGCCAAGCGAGCATCGTCGTAGTGATCGGCCGCTCTCCCCGGATCGTTCTGACGATGATCGTCAAGAACGAGGCGCTGGTCATCCGGCGCTGCCTCGAGTCGATCAAGCCGTTCATCGCGGCCTGGTCGATCTCAGACACGGGGAGCACGGACGGCACGCAGGCGCTCATCCGCGATCTGCTCGGCGACCTGCCGGGCGAGCTCATCGAGCGCCCCTGGCAGGACTTCTCGACGAACCGCAACGAGGCGATCGAGAACGGTCTCAAGTTCGAGCCAGACTACTTCGTCACGCTCGACGCCGACGAGATGTTCACGACGAGCCCGGGGTTCTCGCTCCGTGGTCTCGCCCACGACTCGTACGACGCGATGTTCGAGATGGCTGGAACGAGTGGCCGTTGGCCCCGTCGCCTGCTGTTCCGGCCGCACCTGCGGTACAAATACGTTCTCGACGAGGTGCTCGAGCAGGGCAACTCGCACGGCATCCTGCCCGCCTGTTTGGTGAAGAGCCACACGGACGGGGCCCGCAGCCAAGCGGGCATGTACGAGAAGTTCCGGCGCGACGCTGAAGTGCTCAAAAAGGCCGCGGAAGCCGAGCCGAACGAGCCACGATACTGGTTCTATCTCGCGCAACGACTGCGGGGATCGGGGCAGTACGCCGAGGCGATCGACGCTTACCAGCGTCGCGTCGACATCGACGCGGGCCTCCAGCCCGAGCGCGCCTACTCGATGCTGATGATCGGGCAGTGCCTGGAAGAGCTCCGGCGCCCGTTCCCCGAGGTCCAGGCCGCCTATCTGAAGGCCTTCCAGATGAATCCGAACCGCGCCGAGCCGCTCTACGCGCTCGGGTGCGTGCATTCGGTCCGAGGTGAGCACGCGCTCGCCGAAATCTATGCCCGCGAGGCGCAGCGCATCCAGCGCCCGAACGACCCGCTCGTCGCCGACGAGTCGGTCTACGCTTATCGCGCCGTCGAGCTCCTGGCCGGCGCGCTCGCCGAGCAGGGGAAAGCGGGCGAGGCTCGCGACTTGCTCGAGAAGCTCGTGGTGCTCCCGCAGCTGCCGCGGGAAGAACACGAGCGCGTTCAGGAAAACATTGCGCTGCTCCGCAAGGCGCAGGGCGATGATGCGCCGAAGCAAACGCTCGGCCCCGACGAGCTCACCTACGCGAGCCAGGCCGCCATCGTACGCAGCGAAGGCCTCGCGGGGTTCCGCCGCCTCGGGCTTGAGTTCCTCCAGAGCTTCCAGGCGCAGGCCTTCCCGTCGCCGGTCCGCTGGCTCTGGATCCTGCTCACCGCATTCTTCGGCCGCTGGGCGTCAATTGCCGGTGCCGTCGCCGCCGCTCCCCTTGCCGCGTGGTCGGTATCGCCGCTCATCGGAATCGAGCCCGCGATGCTGCTCGCCGCCGGCTCCCCGCTCCTATTCCTCGCTGGTCGGCGCCGCCTCCAAGACGCACCGGTTGCGGCGCTCACGCTGGCTGCCATCGGTTTCGCCGTCCGGGGCAACGCTGCCGGCATGGGACTCGCGCTCTTCGCGCTCGTGAGCCTCAAGGAGGCCTCGGTGCTGGTGCTCCCGGCCCTCGCGTTCGGCTGGATCGTGTCGGGCGCCAACTGGATACGGTTCGCTGGCTCGGCCGCGACGGCTGGCACCGCATCCCTCGCCGTCCTGCTCGCGCTCTTCGGCTCGATGCTGCCCGCCATGCTCAAGGCCGCAGCGGCCGGGCACGCGACGCCCTACACGAAGGACTACCAGAAGGGCGCGGCGCACCGGCTCCTCGTGGACCTCGTGCTCGTCTCGCCGGTAACCACGCTCGCGGCACTCTACGGGCCGCCCGAGGTGCTCTCGCTGGCGGCGCTGCTCGTTGGCGCTCACCTGCTCGCCCCCGTGCGGAACGTCCGCCTGGTGCTCGCGGCCGACCTGCTGCTGCGCGTCGCCGCGGTGTTCGCGTTCGGCTGGTGGATCGCGCCAGCGATCGCCATCGACATCTACATCTCTCGCAGGCTTCGGCCTGTGTACGACCCCGTCACCGCCGCGCTGACTTCGCAGCTCGGGATGACTCGATAGCTAGCCGCTCGGCTCTTTGGAGCGGCTCCGGTTACGGCCTGACGAGGCCGGTCAAGACAATACGGTTGCCCGGAGGAGTGACAGCATGACGACCCAAGCGGCCGAAGGCGCACCTGCGCCCGCGGCAACCACCCCGCCCGTCCCCGCGGCCACGCCTCCGGCGCCCGCCGCCGTCCCGCAGCCCGCGGACGAAACGCAGCCCTGGTTCAAGGAGCGCCTCGCGCGCGCCGAAGAGCAGGCACGGACAAAGGTCCTCGCGGACCTCGGCGTCGACGACCCCGCCAAGGCAAAGGCAGCCATCGAGGCCGCCAAGAGGGCCGAGGAAGAGCGGAAGACGCAGGGCGAGAAGCTTGGCGAGACAAGCAAGGAGCTCCAGGCCGCAAAGGCCGAGCTCGCCCGTCAGCAGGCCGCTACCAAGGAGTACGCGGGCCGCATGATGCTGCCGCTCACCGAAGCGCAGCGAGCCGCCGTCAAGGCCGGCATCACTGCCGCTGGCGGCAACCCCGAAGACCCCGCGGCGCAGATCGGAATGATCGGCGCGCTCCAGGCGACATGGGCAACGCCAGCTCCAGCTGCCGCGGCGACGACTGCTGCGGCTCCAGCTGCCGCTCCCGCCCCGCCC